TCAGATTTCTTAATGACCTGAATTTAGACCAAGATGTTAAGTCTAGGCTTTCCATACATCTGCATTCTTTACTTAGAGGTAATAGCGATGTGTATACTACACCTTTGTGTAAACGCATGTCACCTGAAGCTATTCTTAAGGCTTGGGATAAAATATTTGAGTCTAAACGTAGTAAAGTTAATAGTGTTCTATATGATCTAGAGATGTCTAACCGTGATAAATTTGGTCCGCGATCAATAGCCGCACCCTGGAGTGACAGGATTTCAAGTCTCAAAGATTACTTTGAAGTTTCACGGGATAATAAAACCTTACCCATTAGATACGATTATAATAAATCTAGTTTAAGACCTCTATCAAATAAGAAGGCTATGGATTTATTAAAGAATAATACTAATTCCGGACTACCTTTCTATACTAGAAAATCAAAGGTCAAGGACAAGACACTAAGAGAATTTGATTATCTTAAGTACAGAAAGGATCCTTGTATTCTATTTACTAGAACGCAAGAAGCAGGTAAAACTAGGAATGTATGGGGCTATCCTATGATTGATACGCTTATAGAAGCCACATTTTATTTCCCATTACTAGATTACCAACGTAAAAGATCTTGGAGAGCGGCTGTAGTATCACCTGACAGTGTGGATGAGGGAATCACTAAATTGATAGACAAAGCTACTAAAACTGGTCAGTCTATACTATCCATAGATTTCAGCAAATATGATGCTTCTGTTTCACCCATGTTAATTAATGAAGCTTTCAGATATATTAAGTGTCTATTTCAAGATACATTCCATGACACTTTAGATTTATTGTGTGAGCGGTTTTGTACTATAGGCATTTTAACTCCTGATGGCGTATTTAAAGGCGAGCATGTTGTACCTTCCGGGTCGACTTTTACCAATGAAGTTGATTCAATTGTTCAATATCTCTGTACCAAATCATCTCGGGTAGTCTCTGAGGATAGTATGCAAATACAAGGAGATGATGGCGTGTACTTAGTAGCTGCATCAGATGTTGAAAAGCTTTTGAAAAGTTTCGAAGAATTAGGCTTGAAGGTTAACAGAACTAAAAGTTATGAAGCTAAAGATTACTGTATCTACCTTCAAAACTTGTATCATCCAGATTATAGACTATCATCTGGTAAAATTGGCGGTATATATCCTATTTATCGAGCATTAAATAGATTGATATATCAAGAACGCTGGTCTAAGTTCGAGGATGTAGGGTTGGATGGTAAAGATTATTACTCGTTGAGGGCGATTTCGATACTAGAAAATTGTAAGCATCATCCTTTATTTGAGGACTTCGTGAAATTTATATTTTCACTTGATAAATACTCTCTGCAGTATACCCAGAAAGGCCTTGACAAATATAGAGATTTTGTTAATCAGGGTTCAGGCACTGGGGGGGTTATTGAAAATCAATATGGCGAT